CTCATGGATAGACTCGCTCTTTTCGTCTTTCTCATGAACCTCACCCTAGGATTATGTTACTTTGTAGCTTCGCTCATGGTGCTTATTCCTGGTCTTGTCTGGTTCTTTGATTCACCTCTCGACTTGCCTTATTTCCAAGAGGTCATTGCCACCCGCTTACCGCTCTTTGTGATGGAGACTGCTTTCTTTGTCTTCGATTACCCTCGCCCAATTGTTTTTGTGTTAGCTCTTATTTTGGTGTTACTCACTTTGTTCCGATACCTTTTGGTATACATTCACAAGTCCTTGTTCCACGAAATTAAAGTTCTCGTCACCGGTCTTATCTTTGATTTGATCGCTGATGCCACCTTTCTTTTCACTGTCTTGCGCTTCCTACAGATGTTCGCACCTGTTCTCGGTATAGTCAAGACTTTCTTTGACGCTTTGTTCCCTGGAGTTTGGTCTCGAGTTTCTGATGCTTTAAAACTCAAGTCCAATGTCGATATTGACAAGCTTGCTTCAAACAAGCCTGTTGATCCCCCCGCGTCCGCCGCTGATGCTGCTCGTCCTGCACAGATGATGAGTAGAGAAGAACTGGCTGACCTTGTCACAACTGATTACAGAGTCCATACTCTCGCTATCGTTGTTACGGCATGTGTTGGTCTAGTCTTCTTTGGTTTCAACCCTTTAGCCGCCCCGCGAGTTTCCCCTCCTAAACGATTTGTTCGTTGGGTTTTTAGCATCTTAACTGGTGCTATTAGCCTTATTTTTGCTCCTGTCTTCGCCGTGTCTGAGTTTATTCTCACTCGCTTTAGACCACGGCCGACTCTTCAGGCACGTTTGTATTTTACTTATGTGTCTGCTTACGACTCGGCCTTGGCTTTTCTTTCGCGTAGTTCGCGCCGTCGACGCTGCCCCAGTGTTGCCTCTATCGTATCCCTCGCCAGCTTGATCGTTATCTTTGTCGGTGGTTTTGTTTTGTGTTTTTTGGCGCTCAACAGTATCACTGGCTTTGTTCCGGATCCTGCAGTTCTCTATTGCTCTACACCTGACAACTGTCAGTTTGGTGACAATAAATCGTACAATTCGTTGTCCGAATTTTTGTTGTTTAATCAGACTGATCGTTTGGTTTGTGCGCTCAACCCCACTGGGCGCGTTTTTGAGATCCAGAATCTTGCTAGGGTTTTTCATGCCAACATGAGTGCTAGTGTCCCTTTCGCTCAGTCATACGCTTGGTTCGTATGTCCCCCTTGTTGGTTTATGTCCATAGTTGCTTCGACACTTGACGTTGGTGCTACAATTTTTAACGCTGTGATTTCTTTTATTGGCGCTGTGTTGCTTAGTTGGGCGTTTTTGTACCGTCATTGGTACTATAATACCCCACTTAAACGCAATTTCAATCGCCTGTTTTCCAGTGCTCTTTTTAGCCCCCTTCGTTTTGTGCTCGGCATTGAAGAACCATCAACGTTCGAAAAAGTCGGTTATCACATCGACTATTTCCACCGGTTTATGAACTCTGTCATTGGTGCTCTCATCAATGGACATTGGGTCAATCCCGGGTGGCACTATTATGCCAAACTTGATGCCTCCTTTGCCCCATACTTTGCCTGGTCCATCGTGACTAGGTTTGTGTTTCGTGCGTTCCAGTTGGGAGCCGTAACCTTCGCCTTATCTGAAGCAGC